GAACGATTGTGTTAATTATAACACACATGCTTCTATTTAGTCAAGTAATTGGTAGTATTTACTACATTTTTGATACAATTTTATAAAATCTTAAGATTTATTTTTGATTGTATCACCTATAACTAAGGTATCTAGGTCTGTTTCATAATATAGACCCAAAGCATCTCCTATTCTCCCAGCTATAGGTTTGCCACCGTTATTTAAAGAAGTATTCAATAAAACAGGCACACCAGTTAGTTTTTCATATTCCTGTAGGAGACTGTAGTAATCTTCTTGAGATTCATTTACAGTATTGATCCTACATGTGCCATCTGCATGAGTAATACTAGGGAATCTATCTGGTTCTAATACATCTGTAACATATAACATGTAAGGCGAAGGCCCATTCCAGTAGAAACATCGTGACACTTTTTCTTCTAATACTGAAGCACCAAATGGTCTAAATGGTTCTCTATGTTTTACTTTATTATTGATCCAATCTTTACCAGTTGGATCACATGGATTCATAAGTATACTTCTGTTACCTAACGCACGAGGGCCTATCTCTCCATGACCTTGATACCATCCGACTATCTTTCCCTGTGCAAGTAACTCAGCAGTATCTTTAATCGTCTTCTTAGAGGGTCTGTCCACAGGTGCCTGATCATCTTGCATAAAAGGGAATCCTTCTGATGGAAGTGGCATTAAATTATTTTCTCTTCTTAAGAACTCCACGGCACCAAGACTCAATCCTTGATCATATGCGTGTGGTGGTATGACTAGACTTGGTATGGCATCTTTCAACACCTTATTAATAATAGTATTTTGTGCTACACCACCAGAGTATCCTACGATATCATCTGGTTCAATAAATTTTAAAAAATGTTTTAGATATATTTGTTCTGTGTATTCATGTGCTGTATGAATATAATCTATCAAGTATTGCTGATCGTGAGCTTTTGTTTGTAATAAATCAAAATCCCACATTTTGTCCAGACTATCAATGTGTATACCATCATTACTTACGTCTGGATTATTCTTACCAAAGGCCTTCAGTGCCATCACTTTCCCTGCATGGTCTAGATAGTTTCCACGCAACTGTAATATTTGTCCACTCATCCTAGTCATAATAAATCCAAGACTAGGAGAGCCACACCTCATGAGATCAACGCCACTTGGAGTTTTACCATAGTCTATGAGTTTACCATCTCTCCATACACTACGATACATCCAATCATCACCGAATCCGTCAAATACAAAGTGAAGATTAGGTTTGACCTTCATAGGCCAGAAACTTAATGTATGTGCATAGTGATGATCTATTCTATAAATGGGGCATCTAAATCCTAGATCTCTGAGAAAAGGTATCTCTATCTGTTCTGATACTTTTTGGGAGTTTATAGCAATCCACTCATTGACAACACTGTGTCTCTCATATACAGTTCCAGCACAATCTATGATCATGCAAACACCATCTACAAACCAAGGTTGAATATTCCACTCATCTAATATTCTTGTCCATTCATATATGCCATTAGTAAAACCGTGATGTTTATTCTGATAGTCTCTTTCAAAAGATCTGTATCTAACAGTTTCACCATCATAGTAAGTTACATTGGCATCATGGGAGTCTAATCTTAGACCTAATAATTTCATAATACTTTAAGTATTTTACTGGATCTATCACAGACCCACCTTCTAACCTCTTGAGATTTAAAACGATCATGAAGATATTGAACTGCCTCTCGTGGATGTGCTTCGTTATTACAACAGAATATATCACACTTTGCAAGACGATTTTCAGGCCATGTGTGTATGCTTATGTGACTCTCTGCAAGGAGAGCATATCCTGTTACGCCTTGAGGTTCAAACTTATGCGTTTCAACTTTCAAATAAGGCGACTTTGCTACTATGGATGCGTTTATTAAACTATCCTTGATAAATTCTTCTTCGTTAAGAAGATCAAAAGGGCAATCTAGTAAATCAAATAGTATGTGTTTCATGCGACCCTGTGGCTCAAATTTTTACCCGAATTTTTTTTCCGCTATTTTAGTTTTTAAATAGCAATTTTACATACCAGGCGGTCTAGATGGGTCTGACATGGGAGCACCCATACCTGGCTGTTGATAACCACCACCCATTCCTGGCATGGGTATGGTAGGAGGCCCACTTTGATTCATGCCACCAAAATTAGCATTGACTCCACCAGTTTCCATCTTAGCAAAACCGTGTTCTGTTCTATGAGCTTCCACGCTTGCTTTTATTTCTGCAATTTCTTTTTGCAACTCCTTCACTTTATAAAGGATAAGATCGATTTTATCTTCCATACTGTGATCTATTTCTAATAATAATTTGATTGTTTTCGTAGTCAGGAATGAAATCTAAGACATCATCCTCTGGCCATCCCAACTCTTCATAGAGAGCATTGAGTCTTCTCATGTCATCCCAAAGATCATTGACATGTTCTGGTTGAGGTTTGTTATAAAACCAATCCTCTTCTGGTTCTAAGTCGCCGTGCATTGTTATCTCCCTAAGAAATAGTGATTGATGACTTCAATTTTCTCATGTGCCTGAGCAACAGCGTTTAATTCGCCGTCTATTGCCGCCATTATATCAGGATGTTCTCCGATGCCTACAGGGTAGGTGAGGTAAACCTCGACATTCTGTTTGTGTTTAGCAATCAAACCTTCGTAATAGGCGATCTGTGACTTAAGAATATCGTCACGCAAATGAATCATAATTAGACTAAATTGTATTCTTGTAAGTATTTAACAGTATCCGCAGCGCCACCAATGGTGTGTGCGTCTACCGAGACTTGAGGGAAGGTAGATCCCTCTCCAAACTGGTTGTAGAATTCTTTCTTGTCGAAGTCTTCGCCAAGTTTATATTCTACGAAGTTTAGTTCTGCCAATTTTAACACAGAAATAATCTTCTCGCAATAATTACATCCTAATTTTGAGTAAACGGTGAAATTCATTTAGATTCGTAAGTTTGGAACCACTCTTTAAGTGTTGTTTGATAACCAGATTCACGATAAGGAGGTTCTTTAATCCCCTTCATTCTCTTGTAATCATTGTGCATCGCTTGGAGTAACCATGCCTGTGCCAGTTGATGTGGACCCTCCTCCAACAATCGGGTTTGAAATTTCGATAGACCAGCCTTCATCCCCAAATACTCCTTTCTCCACGATAATTGGCTCGTTTCTTGAACTGCTTTCATCTTGTTCCTCCCAGATTTTTTTGATTTGTTCGGTTTGTCTGTCAACATCTCTCATAGTATTGGCGATCTTGACTTCAATCCACATTTGTTTTAACCACTCAATGAAACCCAATCCAAGGTGTTGGAGAAATGGGTTCTTGAATTTCTTCTTGACCCATCTCTTTGCCTTTTCATACCAAGGGTCTTCTCCCTCGCCGAATTGTTTTTCAAAGGAGAATAGCACCGATTATAAACCCCTTGGCGAAAGCGATACATTTAATCTGGTAGTCAGTTAAATTAAACTTATCTTGAAACTTCTTTATCATTCTCTTATCCCATTCCTTTGCATGATGCAAAGCATGAACAACAGGATTCATTTTTTCATGGTCTCCGCAAGACATAATCTTTTACTAAAAAAACTATTTAGATTATATCATCTCAATCTAAAAGTGTAAATGTGTTTGCCTGGCGTGTTCACATAATGTGCATCTCCTGACTCCAGTGCATCTCTAAGTTTCTGTGCAAATGGTTTTAATCTATTCTTATACTTTGTTCTGATTGCCTTATCATGATAAGTTTTATCACCATACTGTATGAGTCTGCCTGGCGATGTTAGTCCTTCATGTTTGAAATTTGTTGCACGATATATGACTCCTGTATGACCGTGAAATGCGTCTGCATAGGATACAATAATCTTATGGTCAGTATTCTTTTTCAACCACCTCTGAGTCTTTCCTATGAAGTAACTCTCTGTACACTTAGGCGTGTCATCTATACAACATAGTCTCCTAAGTTCAATGACATCACTCTCACTCTCTCCATACTTCCTCCACGCATTTGCCATACCCAGAGGACCATATATCATTGCCCCTATCAAATTATCTTCGCAATACAAACCAAACACATGTGATATTCTGAGTCCATTGACACTCTTAGAATAGTGCCATGACTCTACAAAATCCCTAACCACCTGTATATTACTTACCTTTACATCAAAATCTGTTACCTTCTTATCCGAAGGCACTTTATAATCATATAAAAGTTCTTTTAACATGGAAACATTATACCATAAAAAAAGACCCCTGTGAAGAGGTCTTTGGATATGTTATATCGATCTATTAACCGATGGATGGTGCTGTTAAAGCAACTGTTGTTGACTCTGCACATGCAAGGTCAAGTGGGAAGTTGTGAGCGTTACGCTCGTGCATTACTTCCATACCTAAGTTTGCTCTGTTCAAGACATCTGCCCATGTTGGAACAATCTTACCACTGCTATCTACGATAGACTGGTTGAAGTTGAAACCGTTTAGGTTAAATGCCATTGTGCAAATACCCATTGAAGTTAGCCATATGCAAACTACAGGGAATACTGCTAAGAAGAAGTGAAGACTTCTTGAGTTGTTGAATGAAGCATACTGGAAGATAAGACGACCAAAGTAACCGTGTGCAGCTA